TCGCAAGAACGCTCGTCCCTCCAGGGTCCCCAGGCAACGGGGCCTCTGGCGGGTAATTCCGGATACTATTCCGGAGGATCCCGATAGGTCCACAAGTGGGGTAAGGCGCAGTTACCTCATTTTGTGGATTGCCTATCTGGGTTCATCCGGTCTAAATGACCCGGTTCCGCTGTGGCTCCGTTGCCCCTTTTCCCTGGAGGGGATTGGTGACTAGCCAATCCGATTGGTCTTCCCCTTAGGTACCCCGTTTCTAGTACTACCCGAGTTCTAGAAACACCAGTACCGTTCTTCACCGGACTCGGTGTCCTCACGAGTGAGTTAGCTTATGAGGCAGCTTGTCGGGATGGAGGAAGAAATAGTGGAGGCCCTGATCGGGCCCCCTGGTTACCAAAAAGGGGCTGTCCCTTCCCTCGGCTCCGCCTTGAATGGGGATCAAGTCGGACTGAGGAGCTCGGTCTCTATTTGAGATCCTTCCCAGTTAACCATATTCCATATGAGTCTTCGAACTTCGAAATCCTCTCCAGGTAACACATCTCGCTCTTGCAAGACGGTTTCCGGTGTGATGACTCGTTGGTCGGTCCTCAAACGGATTATGGACTGAGCTAGGACAGAGTTTATCTCTGCCGCGGGTCCCTTCCATAGGTATACTCGACTCCTTTCGAAGATCGAGAAGGTGCTGAAAACCCAGGGTCTTCCGGGATCCCTGGCTTGAATTAAGGTTCGTCGTCAGACTTACCTCAAATTCCTCAGCTCTCCTCCCGGTAGTCTTGAGGAGCGCAAGCTATCGAGGAAGCTGAAACGGGTCTGAGGGCATCGAGGAGCAGCAATTCTACTGAAAAGGAGTCCTCCGATTATTCGGATGGTTCTCACAGTTTTCTCTGCACTCCGGGGGTTTCACCTCCCCGTCAAGGTCGATACCTCTCAGATTACGAATCCGTCAAAATCGACAGATTGTGGCTCCTGAGAATCTATCGTACCCCACTTTTGGAGGGTACTTCGGAAACTCAAGTTTACCACGGCAGCTCCCCCCCCCCAGTGGGGTGAATTTCATTTCTCCCTAAAAGCTGGACCCTCTGGGGGTCCGGCTATCCTCAGTGCTCTAAGCGAGCTGCGGTCCCTTCCTGGGACCCTACTCGAGAGTATTGGGGTTGTAGGGGGACCCGTCCTCCGTCAAAAGATGGAGGACCTCCTTGAAATCCTGCCCATTCTTCCTCTGTCTGCCATGGACCTCCATAAAGAGAATCCTGGCGGGCTTCGGAAGGTGGTGGGTATTGAAGACAAAGAGGGGAAGACAAGGGTAATCGCAATCGGGGACTATTGGTCCCAGACTGCGCTTTATCGTCTCCACCTCTGGTGCTTCTCTATCCTCCGCATGATCCCTCAGGATATGACATTCACCCAGGGGACCTTTGTGGACCATCTCCGGAAGTGGGGTCCCGGGGTAGTCCTCTACTCCGTTGATCTCACCGCCGCTACTGACCGGTTTCCTATTAAACTGATCAGTTCGGTCCTAAAGGGAGCCCTCCCATGTGGGTATGTTGACGCTTGGGTCGACATCATGGTTGGATACCCTTTCCGGGCCCCTTCGGGTGAAGAGGTCCGGTACTCCGTTGGGAATCCCATGGGATTCTATTCCTCTTGGGCATGTTTTGCCCTTGCTCACCATTTCATTATGTTTTGGTGTTGCAATGAGGTCGGAATCAAATGGTCCTCGGCGAAGTATGTTATCCTCGGTGATGACGTCCTGATTGGTAACGTATCCCTAGGAGAAGCTTACCGGAAGAAGATCCTTACTCTCGGTATTGAAGTCTCTGAACAGAAGTCGTTCACCTCTAAGAGGATCTGCGAATTTGCTAAGAGATTTCAGTACGAGGGCCAGGAAGTTACTCCCTTTCCTGTTTCATCCCTAGTCGATAATCTTGGAGACGTGAGTCTCCTATATTCTTCGATCTCGGGGGAAGAGAAGAAGGGATTTGTGACTTCTTCCGGGGTCCCTAACAGTATCGGTAACCTTGCTAGGTTCCTTGGGAGGAGGAAGTCCCTAGAGAGGAATTGGGTCCTCCGGGCCCGCGATTCCGAGCTAGCAACTTCCCTCTTCCAAGGGACGCTAGAACCTGGGCAGTTCGCTATCCAGGCTTCTAGCCGGACCGATGAGGCCTTCCTGGATTGAATCCAGTCGGCCGCATCCCCCATCTTTGTTGAAGGGGTTCGGTCCGTTATCAAGGAGACCCTGGCGATGGGTCCTTCCGGATTCGATTTCCAGCTTCAGCTGGATCTTTTCCGGGCATCCCAGGCGGTACTGTCCGCTGGGGGAAAGGTTGAGACTGTTCTCGATATCCCTCTGTTTTCCGTTTATGGTCGATTTGAGTCCCTAGTCCTCAACCTTGAGAAAGTTGGGGTCCGGGCGCTCGTCGACCAGGAGCCCACAGTTGAAGTCCTTCGGGAGGTTATGGTTAACCCCCTTAAGGAGTCCAGCTGGGGTCTCTCGCGGAGGCAGAGATCTATTCGAGGGTGGTCTCGCCTTTCGAGAGCTTGTAGGGAAGCAGGGGAGGCGATGTGGGAGGCCCAGAGGGTTGACACCCCCTGATCCTCCGCCATGCCCCTTGGCTTTGCTGTAAGTGGCTGGTCTCCCTCGTGAACTCGGATGTTCGCGAGGATGTACCGCCACTTCAGATAGCCTTGGGGCTGTGGCGGATTCCCTCTCGCCTAACCCTTGTGCTTGCACTTTGCCTCCGGAATCGTGGTTGGTTCTCACCAATTCACCCGGGCGGGGCAAAGACTTCCCTTCGGGCGTACCATGGAAGGTACACCCTCAGCCGGTCCGTAGTCAGCGGATCGACTGCCTGGACTTAAAAC